GGGCGATAAAATGCTCTTCTATCGCTGGTTTCTCTACTATTGAAATGGCATCTATGCCAGAGAACAATCCTTCTTCGTCTATAAAAAGCTCTATAATTCTCATACTATTAAATTAACCGAATGATGCGGTGTTTGTTATGTTTCTATCAAGTTCTTGTTGTGTGGATATGTCTTTACCTACCACAAATGCTTTAACTGGTTTCTCTTGCTGAGTTGTTACGGCTTGTGCTAATTGAGATGTCTGAGATGCGCCAACAACATTAAAGTCTGGTGCTTGAATTGACCTACCACCTCCTGCTGAACCACCAGAACTTGCTCCACCACCAGTAACTTTGCTTTGGTATTTTTGACGAGCTATATTAGCTACATTGGCGAGTCCAGCAGCAATAGTTATTGCCTGTTGTATAGCCGCTCTTACTGGAGACGTTACGTCTCCAGGAAAGAGCTGAGAACCATAGGCTAAGAAACCATTCTGGTAAACAGTCATTAATGCCGAACTAACTCTCATAGCTTTATCTCTCTCAAATTGCTTTCTTGCTATTTTATCCTTCTTAACAGCAAGTTCTCTTTCAAGTCTATCTTGTTCATCAGCATTACCTTCAGCAGCCTCAATTCTTCTGGCGTAGTTCTCCTCCAACTCTATAGTTTGATTCTGAGCTGTAACTTCAAAAGTCTGACTCAATGCTCCATAAACTTGCTGATATTGCTCCATTATAAATCCAAACTTCTCCTCTTGAATTGCTTGTTCCTCCTCTGATAGTTGCTTTTTTAGTTGATGCAAACTTAATTCAGCTTGAGCTTTTGCTTCAGAACCTTCTTTCTCCATTCTAACAACTCTTTCAGCTCTCTCTATGTCTTCATTCATTCTCTCGACATTACGCTGTCTTTCAAAGAATGCATAGTCTCCAACTATGCCAGATTGCTCATCCATAAGGGCAGCTTTAGCATCTAAAGTCTGCCTTTCAAGCTCCTGAATCCTTTCCTGTTCAGCCATCTGCTCTTCAAATTCAGTTCTTCTGAGTTGAGCTCTTTTTGTGTTAAAAGAAGCAGTGAGTTCAATCATAACCTCATCGTGCTCTACATCAGCTAACCTTATAGACTCATTGTACTCGTCGTTAGCACTTAATCGTTCTTTTATAAATTTATCTTGAATCTTTTTACGCTCACCCTCATCCGTGATGTTTTTCAGGGCTTCAGTTTCCCTTAATTCACTACCCTCTTCAAACTCCTCTAATCTAAGTTTTTGTTTAGCCTTAAATGCATCGACTCTTATTTTAAGCTCTGCTTTAGCATTTTTTTCTTCGAGATTGATTAACTCATCTCTCGTCATTAACTCTTTATCTATGGCTTTTTGTCTATAGCTTTCTTCTAATTTATCGAGATTAAGTAGGTGCTGCTTAAAGTCTCTCTCTCTATTACCATACCCTTTTTTATTCTTGTCATTAACAAGTATAATATAATCGTCTATTATATCAAGACGTTTCTTGTATTCTGTGGCTATTGTGGTAGATTCCTCTTTGTAATTCTTTATCGCATTTTCAGTTTCAGTTATTACCCTCTGAATCTGACCAACTCTTTCAGCGAAGTCAATTTTTAGGTTTTCGTTTTTATTATCATTAGCTTGTTGTTCGGCTTTTTGAAGTTGTATTCTTTGGTATGCTAAATCATCTTCCGCTTTCTGTTGTTTAAGCAAAACCTCGTACAATTCTTCATCTTGCTCACCCTGAACCTTCTGATACTCTTGAATTGCAGCTCTTGATAAAGCCTGTTCCTTTAATTTCTCTATGTACCTTTCAACTGCTGCTGTAGCTTCATCTGTATTTTGAGCTGAAGTTAATATAGAGGCGTTAAAATCTGGATATTCTTTGTTTAGTTTTTCTAATGCTATAGCTTTCTGCTGTTCAGATTGATTTGAATCTAATAGCTTACCGATATAAATATTGAAGTTACCAACAAGTTCTTCTGTAGCTTTGGAATAACCTTCAGTTAAGTTAGTCAATTCTCTTAGTCTTGGACTTAAACCGTTAAATGATTTAACGAAATCAAGAACTCTTTTACTTTGAAGAGCGCCAATCAATAATTGAACCGCTAACAACACACCACCTGTACCCATCAGAGATTTGCCTAAATCTTTCAGTGACGCAAGCATACCTCCAGATGTCTTAGCGAAGCTACCAAATAAACTCACTAATTGAGATAAGTTGTTAGCCATAGCCGTAAAGCCATAACTTGCATCAGAAGCTAACCTACCAGATTCAAGTAAGATTGCGTTATTAAGACCAGCTTGTGTTTTAGATGCTTTTAGTTGAGAAGCAGTCTTTCCTACTGCCTCTGAATAACCAAGTTCAGACTTAGCTATTTGTACGTTTAATTCCTTTTGGCGTTTCTTCTTTATATTAAGTTTCTCAAGTTCTACAGCACTTCTTGACATCATCTCACGAAGGTGCTTCTGGGAATTGGCAACTTTGTCTGTAGATTTACTTACGCCTTCAGCTCCTTTAAGCTGTATTGATATTATAATGTCTTGTTTAGCCATTTCTGTATGATTTTGAATTTCTTACTCTCTCTAACACTTCTTTAGTTTCTTTCCAATCTCTTGGTGCTTTATATAATCCTTTGGCGATATCTACGTTATGAGATACGCCATACCAATCAGAAAGCTGCAATAAATCTATAATATCTTTTATCATAATACGTTCAGTAGTTCTAATTTAGACTCACCTGTTTTTAGGTTGGTGTCTATTGAATTTATCGTAAATACTTTGTCGCCAATCTGAAATCTATCATTTAGCTTATAATTAAGTAACACACTACTGGGTAAATGTGCTGTTAGCTTAAATATACGCTTCTTTGCATTGAAGGCATCTTCTATGTATGTTTGATAGAAATTCTTAAAGATTGAGTTTGTGTTTCCACCGTAATCAGTTAAAGTCCACTCATCAACTTCATTATCAAAATTAAGCGTGTATTCTGGTATTCTGTATAGCTTAAATGAATCACCAGAACTAAATATGGGGTCAGCAACTTGTATTATATCGGATGATATTATCGATATTACCCTTGTCGTTTGTAACTCTGTTACGTTAAAAACATAATCACCAACATTAGCAGCATTACCAAGATTACTTTGCTGAACTCTATCTGCTGTTGAATTTAAGTTTGTACTTGAATATAGCGGCTCATTAACATCATAACCTCTTTCATTAGTGTTTGCTGGTCTCCAGTAAGAAGTTAAATCATCGTGTGTACTACTTGATGTTTGATAATTTATTTTATAAGTGCTACCTGTACCTGTAAGTAATCCGTAAAATAAAACTGGTTTTGTAAGAACGGGATTGTAGTTAGCAGAAGGTTGACCTTGAGCTTCATCATCGTTCTCTAATGGTTTGAAGTTGTCTCCAGCAGAATAACCCCACTGAATGTTAGTTTTTTGAGTTGGGTCATCCTCATCAAATAATCTTTCATACTTTAAGTGCTCAAACGGAACTTTAACTTTGTAGGGTTTACCCCTATCTACATCATCTGGTTTAAACTCTTCATCTCCAAAAATATGTCCAAACGCCTCTTCGTGTTGCTTCATAAGAAGCGTCTTTGGCTTCTCGTATTCAAAGTCTATCTCACTAAATGGTATAGTAGATTCTACATCGTGCTCTGATGAATCAACATATTTCGTTATGTCGAATATCTTTGGGTTATCATCATAGAAATCGTCAAGAGGTATCATTCTAATTTTACCATAATTAGCATCATTCTCATCATCTATGTAGTAAACTGTAAGGTTGAATAATTTAAGAAACCCCGATATAAAATCAGACACCTTTATTTTTGGTACTTGAGTTGAAACTAAGATTTGCCCTATAGAGGATATAGAGCCACAAGTATAACTGCCTGAATAAGTAACAATTTGTGGGTCTCTCTCTGGTCTAAACTCTGATACACGAATCACAAGTGTAGGTGTAAATGTCATAGCGCCTTCTGACCTAAGAACAAACTTAACTGGAATATCCTCAAAATCACTTCCGTCTCCTCCACCAAAAGAGAAGTCATTAGTTCCAGAATTATTGCTTCTTGTTGAATTTAAAGCACCATCTTTATAAAAGTCAATATCATATTTTATACTTTCAAATCCACTCGAAGGGGTTATTGTTAAGTCATACTCGAAATCAAACAACAATCCACCTACATTCAAACCTCCATATGTAAGCTCTGTTCCGTCAGATGATATTGAAACCATAGCTAAACCTGAAGTATTCGACCAACTACCCAAAGTTTTTGTTTGCTCTTGACCTGTTGCACCTCCAAGTTTACCTTTCTCTTTACTAAGCCACATATATAGATTATCCATGGGCGTAGTAGATATAAAATCAGAATCAACGAAGTCTATTCCGTATCTTGTTTCTATGGCGGAAATTATATCCTTTACCTTTATTGCTGGTTTTAATTGGTCGAATCTGAGTGCAACTTTTATGTTGTGGGAGTTATTCGAGTGATAAGCTAAATCTCCATCAAGAGTAGTATTGTCGTGACTTGTGTCTGAATTATAATATAACCTCTGAGTGTGAGTTATAAGTGGGTATATAATTGACTGAGAATGGAATCCAGTAGTAAGTCCAGTCTCAACATCAGATGCGCTATAAGAGTGGTCGTAAGCACTTAAATCTAATTGACTGATTTCATCATCGCCAAATAAATCAGTTAGCGTTACTGTATTACCGAAGAATGTAACATTGTAAGCATAAGCTTTATTGTTCTTCATTTTTACGCCATTCAGAAATATCTTACCTCTTCTGAAGGGTATGTAATTTATTTCCAAAATAGCATCTACTTTCTTTCGAGCATCAAATGCGCCCTCAGATATAAAGTAATTATAAAAGTGTTTGAATATCTTATTATTCTTTTTAGAAGCAGGTAGAGTGAATGACTGAGAAAAATCAGTAAATACTTTAGATATATCACGAATATCCTGTATCTTAGATGTAACAGATATTGTTTCATCTTCAAACAAGTCCACTTGCTGAAATACATTATCAGCATCTTTTATATATAGTATAACCTTATTCATTATCGAATAGTGTTTATCTTGTCAAACGCAAAGTCGAATTCTACTGTGTAGTTTACGAGCTTATCGTTAGTTCTGGTTTTGAATTGTAACGACTGTGTTCTTGGGCGCAAAGGCAATACCTCTTCAGTGTCAGTTAGTCTTGTCATCCAAACTTGCTCTGATAGCATAAGCTGTCTGAACACCTCGTTGAATGATTCGTCTATATAACCAGTGTTCAGTGTGATACTTTCTTTGCCTACTAAATCTAATACTCTGTTCTGATGTGCGGAGGTATCATAGGTTGGTGAAGAAGAGAAATCCATTACAGATGCTTTGTAATCGTTTGACTGTACTTCTATTGAATTAATACTCTTTTTATCGAACCATAAATCCTGTAGTGCACCATATTTATTCACAAAGGTAACTCTGATTGGGTCGTATATAGAGCAATCTAAGTTTCTTACTTTTATAATATGGGCAGCAGAACCAGCATCAGTATCGTAACCTACTACAATCTCATCCACCTTACTTATATCAAGGTAGCTTAGAAATTGCTCAAGACATCTTGATGACTCAAGTGTACCGCTATCCTCTAACACTCTTTCTTCGTATGTGGCGTTATCTGAGTTTCCTGATACAGATATGTATTGAATTTTTTGGTCAGTGTTGTCGTTGTCAGATATCGTTTGGCTTCTAACAATTACTCCATTATTGTAGTATGCCACACTATTAGTGTCTTCAGCGAAGATAGGAATGTTTATGTTGCCGTCTTCTGGTCGATACATTATTTTATTTGACTGAAGTAGTGAACGGCTTGGCTCAGGGTTTACACCTTCTTCAAAGTAACCGTACCCATCTACAGCTACAAATTGATTTGTATAATCACTTGGCGTTACTGTAGGGGATGATATGGTGCTTCCACTTGAATTTTTAGCAGTTATAACAGCATTAGCCCACACGCAGTAGCTATCATACTCTCCATCGTATTTAACGTCAACGTAATCTCTTATGAGCTCTGATATCTCAAATACAACGTAATTATTAGCTTCAAGCTCTGATTTAGTTATAGTGTATTTCAAATCCGCAGCGTCAGGCGTTGTATCTTTTGCACCCTCATATATGTAGAGCTGAAGTGTAGCAGTTGCAAGTGTAGTATCTGACACCTTTATGTAAAACGGACTCCTTGTATTGATTATTTGTGCCATTCTATTTCTTTAGTTCGTAAGTGTTTCCCTTTCTAATATAACCAGCATCAATCATTATTGTATCTAAGTCCACTAATACGTCTTCAACGAGGTGTTCAGATATGTTTGATGATATTAAGTCATTGTACTTTTGCGCTATCGCTGACAAGTATTCTGTTTTGTTTATACCTCTACGATAAATCTTTGTACTTATAGCGTAAGCTACGCTTCTCAGATTGGATTCAGTTCTCTGTAGAGTTTTTCCTTTTGCGTCTGTCAGTGTCTTTACCTTTCGGCTAACCCATCCTACCATTTTATCTAATGGCGGTCTATAACCTCCGTCTGTACCATCATCTATTGCGTGAGCATAAGAAAGACCTTCCATATTGAACTCACCATTAGACTTGTCTATAGCCTTTTTCAAACTATTAGCTAAATTGCCTAAATCAGTAATAGCTGCGTTAAACCCACCTCTACTGCGAGACCTGTCTAATTCACCTTTAGTGAACTCAATCATATCCTCTATGAGACCCTCTAAGTATGCTTCGGTATTTTTGAGTTCTATATCCATTATCTACAAGCGTCTCCTGTTGCGTTAATAAGCTGCATATCCGTATTGGCGGTCTCTATAACTAAATCCATACTCCAACCAGCCAGTAGATTCTCAAACCTATCTTCAAACTGAGTGGCAGATGCGTCAGACACAAGTTGGTATTTGTCGGTATATAAATCGCCTCTACGAAGAGATGATTGCAATCCATTGATTACTGTAAGCTGAGTGTTAAATACATCGTGCTTGTTGTCCAGTCCTCTGTATGGTGTGGAGGCGGCAGCTAATTTATCATCTTTATTCTCGTTTACTATATCCATACAAATCACTTGCAAAGAGAACGTCATTATGTGCTCAGAGAAAGTCACATTCTGTACATTAACGTGCGCCAGTGGGAATATAGTTTGCTTAGACAAGTCCACTTTAAATATATCGCCAAACGTAACTGTGTTGACAGATGGACTACCATCAAGATATGTGTTTAGTTTATCTATTAATTCGTAATATGCTCTCATCGTTTATATGCTTTCTTAATCATCATAGCTTCTAATTCGTTCTTCTCTTTTTCAAATGTTAGGTAGGTGAGACATTGGAAGAGTGGACTCTCGGTAACCTCATTGAATTTAAGGACATCCCCTCCAGCAAGTGCGTAAATTGATTGATACCAACCCCACTTTGAGCCAAAGTTTGCTTGAGCAGATAAGTCTGTTCCTCCGTCAGATTTTTCTGTATAAAGGTCGGAATAGCTTTCAGTAACTCCATCCCTAAATCGTAAAAAAAAACCATAGAACTCATAGCTACATCAAGTGGCATCTCCCTCATTAGTTCAGATACCTCGTCACTTGGTTCGTATGGCGCAATCGTATATTTCTCTCTACTCTTAAAGTTTACTGGTCTGTACAGCACTGCCATAGCTTTGTGCATTGTTTGCCAATCAGTAATACCATTCTCTATGTCAATATACTCGCCAAGAGATATACGCTCTAAGTTTGGTATAAAGCCCATATCTACGTTAAGTAATTTGAAGTGGCGAATAATATCAGGCTTTTCTTCAAACGCCTTGTTAATGATTGTGAGTACCTTTTCCGCCTCATTTAAAGGAATCTTCAATACGTCTTTGAATTCAACATTACAGAATATCTCAATAGTCTTTAGATTGATAAACTCTGCTGCGTTCTCATCATCTTTGTTCTGGTCAAGTATCTTTAAGTATTTCTGATACTGTCCAAGTGTTATGTCAGAAAGTGCGTCTGGAACGGATAGTTCTATTTGTACGTTATTCGCCATATTAAATTAACTTTTATGTTTGTTACTGTTTCTCCAACTGTCTGTATGGCACAATATATAATACATTAGTATAGTAGAGTACATTGTATTATATATAGTACATTGTATAGTAGTGTACATTCTATTGTATAAAAATAAAATATATACATTGTATTCTACTATACATTGTATTATACTGACAGCTTATTTCCGTTGTAAAAGTGCCTATATAACTCCCATACTTTATCAGACCACTCATCCTTATCGTATAGTTTGGGCGAAACTATCTTTGATGCGCCATTATCAATAACTATCTTGAACTGATTGGCAGATGGGATTGGGTAGATTCGTATGTTTCTTTCCAGACACCAGCTAAATGCTTTTAAGGATTCTGGGTGATTCTGTAGATTGATTACTTTTTTCTTACGCTTTGCCATAATACAAATATACAAAATACCTATTAGATTCACAAGGGTATTGAATTCAGTTGGCAGATGGAAAGTAGGGTATGTATAGAGTTGAGGTATATTAGCTGACGGGGTGTCTTCATAGGCAGAGTAGTCAATAAAACCCTCATAGACGCATTTTAAGGGCTATTTAAGGGCTTAATAGGGATTGTGTGGTATGTTGGTATGGTTGGAGGGTAGAAACGAGCTAAGAATGGAGGAAAAACGTACCTATTTAATATCAATTTAACCCACCTAAACAAATTAATATCTTGACACAAAACAAGATAACAAAAAACCCCTATCAAAATAAGGGTATAAAAAAACCCCCTTTCGGGGGCTAAACATAATGAAAACATTATTTATTTTTTATTTTATCCACTAATAAAAACATATATTTTCCTCGTTTATTTCTTTTATTGTTTCGTCTATTTTATTTTTTATTTCTTCCATTGTATTGTATAATGGGTTGATAAAATAGTCAGTTCGCCAATCATAGGCACAAAACCTGTTGTTATGTTCGTGCCGTCTTATGATAAAACCTCTGTAGTCTTGTGGTAATTTATTTTGTTTTCTCTGTTCTTTCTTCCATTTCTGGAGGTGTTCGAATTGTATTTTATTAGCCATCTTATAAAAGTTTAGATATTCTATTTATTTGTTCTTTGCTTATATTGTGGCAACCAATAGTCAACATATCATTGAATGACTTTGTAATAAAGTTGGCTATTCTTTCGCCTCGCATATTTGCACCAGATGACAAAAGAGAATAATATCTTCTCGCCTCTTCAATATCTATTTTTACGCCCTGTGAAGTTTCAATGTATTGCCCATTCTCGGAGCGTCTTAAATAATCAACGCCTCCAATCCTAAAGAAATCAATTTCGTACTTATAAAACTTATTTAGTTTTTCTTTAAGCGTTCGTTTTTCTTTTCTTTGTTTCTTCTCCTTTTCTTTTTTCGCCCACTCTCGTAAACTTTCGAGGGTGTTACCATCTTGCAAACTGTCAACAAATTTCAATAGTTGTTTATACTCTTTTCGTTTTCTCGTTTTCGTTTCTTTGCGTTCGGTGATATATTCGTTTAAACTATTCCAGAGAGAAAATATCTCGCTGGTGTATTTTTGTGGCTTTCTCGCCTTCGCTAACTTTGGTTTTAAATAGTTAAAAACGTGGCTATAAATATAGTCGAGATTCACTCTCGTTTTATAGTATTGTTTATAGTGGCTCGTCGCCCCCATTAATATACCAATGTGTTTTGACGTGCTGACCGAATAGCCCTCGTTATTTATTAGTATTGTATTAGCGTCTAAGAACTCACCGAGCAAATAATGATATCCATATGAATATATTTTATCGCCTTCAAAAAATACGCTCCGAGATTGATTGCGCCCCTCTGGGTGTGTCCTTTGTGCGAATGTGTGAATCGCCTCGTAATTACTTGAAAATACTTTTTTCATCTGTTTAGCTATTAAAAATTAGTTGATATAAAACGTAAAGGGGAATAAATACAGCCATAATTTTTACAGCTTTAAATGTGAATTTATCCACCTTTGTAAAAAACTTTTCTATTTTATCTTCCTGTTCTTTCATTGTTTTATAGTTTAAAAAAAGAGGGTGTTTGTCACGGAGAATAGACAAACTTAAGATACTTTTTCCGTTGAGCAACCCTCCTTTATTTATTTAGAAATTAAAACCTACTAAGTCAATGTTTTTGATGATGGTAAAAATACCACCCAAAATCATAGGTACAAAAACCCCGATGATTACCCAAAATACTACTTTATCAATTGTGTTGTTATTTACTTTTTTCATTTTATTATGTTTTATGTTGTTATTAATTATGATGTAAATATACACAAAAAAGTTAATAACCCAAACAAAAACAAACTATTTTTTTAGTTTATATCCATTCTAAATAAAGCGTTCATTCTTATATACTATATGAACGGGCGCACGTTATTTACGACAATTTTACAATATATCCAAACATTAATACAATTTAGAACCAATCCAAATAGTATGCGATTAGGTCAGTTCATTATTCCCATTGAATTGCGCACCGATTGAATCTATTATATATATTAAATTCATAGGGTACACAACTCAACAGGGTATTGAATTTACTATGCATTGGCGTTATAATTCCGTTCAATTTCAAACAAATCTCTTTGCTTACAATTTTCTTGTTTGCTTGTTCGTAGAATTATATTGTTGTCTCTACAAAAAGAAGACAATGGAGATAATTCAGCACCAGATATACAATCGAATTCAGTCAGTACTTTCTTTGCTTCATATTCATATTGTGAACCATAGCCGTATTGCATAGGCATAAGATACTCTCTTTGGTTCTTCTTTCCGTAGTTCAGTGTGACAATACCAGCGAAATAAGAATTTCCATTCTGTTTGTCAAACCATTCTTTGGCATTTACATCTATTGTTTCAATCCATTTAAGTTTCATAAGAATCTGTTTTATATTATACAATGATTATCCTTGCACAATGATTATCCTTGCGCCTGTGTATGATTATCCTGTACCTCTCGTATGAATATCCTGTGTTTCTGAATATCCACATTATACTTCTGACAAATTAGTTTTAATAACTCTACTTTATCATTGGCGTTAAATACTGCGGAGGTATTTGCCAGACTTGGAATGTTTACTTTAAATTGTTTCATAATACTTCTATTTTTCGGTGAGGTTCACCATTATTAAACTCCTCTATTGTTTTGTAGTTTGTTTCCAAACATTCGTTATGGTCATCTAAAAATTCCATAAGTTCGTCAAGTGAAAAATAAAATTCCACATCGTCATCTGTCTCGTAATATCTATATCGTTTCATTTACTATATTTTTAAGTTCTTCAATTTTCTCTTTGTCTCGTTTCTCTTTCTCTTGAAAAGCCACCTCAATTATATTTGGCAACCAATCCACCAAAGTGTGAGGGTCAATCGTAATTGAGTTATACTCGTTTGATAAGCATACGCCGTCATCATCTGCGTGGAGCGTAGTTATCTCATTTATATATATCCATTTATGTTCCATATTATACAAGTTTTCCATCTTTAGTAAATTCGTACTCATTCGCCTCAATCTCCTCAATGATACATTCATCGCTCAAATAATAGTCGTAGCTACTTTGCATAGAATTGAGAATATAATTACAATGCTCCTCAAACTTCTCTTTTGCGTTATCTAAAATATCAATATCTGAATCATTAAAATTAACCCTTACATTATTCTCCTCAAAATGTATAGAAGACTCTTCTATTGTGTAGTCAATTTTATCTTGCAAATCAACAGGTATTTCCAACCAATTTAAAAAAGCAGTGCTATCTTTTATATCCATAGCTTCCGAAACATTTATATATCGCCTATACAAATCATAGTACAATTTTCTTGTATTTTGAATTATCAAATCATCTACTCCTTTCGGATTAAGTAGATAGCAATCATCAATTATCCAGTCAGAAATATCCATTTCCATTTTATATAACCTTTGTTTTTCTATTGCTTTCTCTTTAGCATCATCTGACAGCTCATCAAATGCATATACTTCTGTTTCAATTATTCTCATTTTATTTATATTTAATTTATTCCCATATATTTTCGTGCAATTCATATTCAACCCACCCTTGATTTTGGCAGTCTTGAGGGTGTCTATTCTCCCATACCCTATCACTTGACTCGTAGAGATTAGGGGAGATGAACGGCTCATCACCGAACCATATATTTATACCTACTATTCTGTCATTATCAACATCGCCTGTTAACCCCTCTGCGTTATTCATCTCTGCCAATAATTGATAGAAATCTTTGCCACCGAAAACTCCATAACCTTCATATCTATCCTCTATCCATTTGTTACCTTTGTTATCAACCATACACACAGGTTGAGGTGTAATGTTGCTAATACTTCTATTTGTATCTTGTGCAATCCAACTAAATTGTCCCATATTATTTATATTTAAAATTGTTATACTGCAAACATAGACAGAAATTTATTTCCCAATGTTATGCTAATGTTAAGAAATTGTACTATATTTGTAAAAGAAATACTTATAGTTTTTTCATTTTATTGGTTTAAAATTGGAAGATACCCTGTCGAAAGATAGGGTATTTTTTTTATACCTATTAAATTCACGGATATGGAACAAACAAATACAGGGGGTGTTAAATTCACAGGAGATTATTTTGATGAGGCGATAAACTATGTACAAGAAAAAGAAACGACCCCTATTGAATTTACAGATACCCCTATTGAATTTACAAGGAAACAAACACCTGTTTACAGTGGAGTGCTTAATTATTTCCCTGATGCGATAAAAGAAGTTGCTCAATGTTCTTTTATGGGAAATCAGCAACACAATCCAGATAAACCTCTGCACTGGGATAGAAGTAAATCTGGAGATGAATTAGATGCATTAACTCGCCACTTACTTGAGGCTGGTACAATAGATACAGATGGAGTGCGCCACTCAGCTAAAGTAGCGTGGAGAGCTCTTGCTAACTTACAAAAAGAAATAGAAAATGAACAAAGCGATAGCTAAAGAACTTGACTCGTTTGCAAAAGAAGTAGAGTCGAGATTCTCAAGGAAAGACAGAGAAGGTAATTTTAACAAAGAGTCATTCTCAATAAAAGAAGTTATACCAACTTCAGATTTTACAGCAACAGTTATATTTGAAAAGAACACAGGTAAATTAGCCGCATTCTTCTTTTACTATATAAATAAAGGTATGAGTAAAGGATGGAAGTACTTTGTACCTACAGATTCACATATAGCTGGTATGAGGGGATTTGAATACTACAAAATGCAAGTAGAAAGAAGTAACTACAAAAAGAACTTCTAACGCAATATATACATCCCCTTCGGAACAGAGCGAGTAAGTAGGTATTGAATTGCGTACCGACTCCCATCAATGCTGTGATTCCAATTATCCTGTGGAATACTACCCTTTAGTTTCCAAGCATAATTATTGAACTCCTTAATTGTATTGATAGATTCTTTATCTACAATAATATCGTAGTCTTGCATTAGAGCGATTCCTGTCAATATACTACCCTTCTTCTTTATCGTTGGCGTTATATTGAGTCCTTTAGTCTTCAGTTCACTTATTAGTCGAGGCTCACTGTTATCGCACACTATAAGCTGTTTTCCTGCGATTCTACGGCACATCTCGAATATGTTGGAGGTGGACATACCTGCCTTGTAGAAGTGCTCTCTAATCCATATTATTTTGCGAACCTTGTCTATTGCAATCTCAGTTAATACTGAAGGGTCTGTTGAGAAACCAAAGTCGAGTCCAAAGATTGTGTCCTGATTGTTGTCGAACTCTCCAATGCGCCAGTGAGTAAAGATAACTCCTTCAGCTCTATCTAACCAGCCACCTAATATCTGGTGCTTATATTTATCTGGTCTTCTGGTTCTCATATCCTCTACTTGCGCCACAAATGATTCAGACAAGTGTTTCTTATTATCTAAGTATGTAGTATGTACATAATTCACATTCTCCTTCTCTCCATTGTGCCCATCAGCAATACCTCTGTTCTGAAAGAACCTCTGATATATCCAGTGTTCTTTTGTAGTGGGGTTTAGAATTAAGATACATCTGTTCTGTGTGCCCATCGCCCTTACAGAGTAATCTATCTTATCAAAAGATTCTTCATCTGTAAGCTCCTCCGCCTCATCCAATACAAACGTGGTGACACCCTGAATAGACTTTAGCTTTGCAGTTTGGTCTCCACTGGCTGTTTTGATACCACTGAAGAATATACTACTCCCTGTAAGATTGTTTATGATTTCAGTCTTTGTGACAGTAAAGTTACCGCCAATACCCATAAGGTCTAACTTCTCCAGAAACTCTGGTATAATCGACATACTTGCCGAAGTCATCGTATATCGAGTGAAAAGTATCTTATGCCCTTTTTCGTAAGTGAGTAATACTAAGAATGTATTTACCGCAAAAGACTTTCCACTACCTCGCCCACCAGTACAGATATGGTATCTGGATGGAGACTTAAATAACGAATGATACTTTGGATTAAGATTAACATTCTTCATTACTCAGTGATAGGTATAACGCTACAGAACGAACACTGCTCCTCGCATCTCTCTCTACCTATCTCGTATTCAACACAATCAAATCCCTTCTTCTCACTAAAGAACGGAGAATAACTATTCTTTATTTTCTTTGCCATCGTCTTGTATTTCAGCGTCAATATCAATAGTCTTCTCTGGGTCTAAGAATGATATTACAGGAATGTTCACTTCCTGCTTTACATTCAATTCCTTTTGTTCTTTCGGTTTACCGTACTTGTACTCCCATAACAGGCGTAAGTGTGGGAAGGAATCTTTACTCATATTTGCAAGAGCTTCCCACGCTTTCTTCTCACTACCAAAGGCACGTTTCATTGAACCAAGAGCGAAGTTCTTTATCTCCTCTTCTTTCGCTTTTGGCTTACGCCCTTGCCCTCTTGATATTCCTTTGACAGCTCCGTTGTTTCTACGCCCATCAGAATATCTCTGGTGCTCTTCTTTTATAATCGTCGGTTGGTTTGTTTTTGGCTCTGGTTTCTTTGGAGCTGGTTTAGGTTTAGCTTTCGCCTCCTCTTCTTTACGTTTCTTATCAGCTAACCACTTCTGTGTTTTAGCACTGATAACTCCCTGTTTCTTAAACTCTTGCTCGTCAGACATACGCCACCTTTAATTAAAGTAACTACTTTTTCTCTTCGGTGTTTTCTTCTTTGGGTAGCTTATCAATTATCGCCTGAATCATCATATAGAGATTAGAAGTAGCTTTTTCTAAATTAGCTATCCTTTGAGCCTGAGTCCATTTCTTTTGTTTCATTCGTGTGATACTATATTAGAGTTATATACTACTGTCTGTTGATTACGAGGCTTTATCTCTTTCTTAGCAACCTCCACAAGCATACGGAGCTTTTGAGTTATCTGCTTTACCTTGTCTTCAGGTACGCCATCAATAACATCAGATATCTCCTTACACTGTCTTACAAGTCTTTTTTGCGCCTTCAGTTTAGATTCAAGTATTTTATTCTTTAGATATACATCTGCAATAGCTTCGTTCTGTAAGCTAATCTCTTTTGTGTATTCACTTAGAACGCAGTGGAATCTATTGTTTAACCAGTCATCGTTTCTAACCATATTGTCAAATTGGTTAATACTATGTAATACGGTGGCGTGATTCTTTCCGAACATCCTCCCTATTTTGGTGTAAGTATGTTTGTGGAAACTATGCAGAACTTTATACATAATCATTCGTGCATATACAACCTCTCTCTCTCTTGTTTCTTTCATTGGGTCTGCCTTGCAAACCTCTTGTGTAATGTCTCTTAATATATCAAAATCAGTATTCATCTAACTCTTCTTTAAATAGAACGTAAGCATTCGATAGCCCTTGACAAGCCTCATAGTTCTCCTCATCCTTGAAGTGCTGTAGTAGATACTTTAACTCATCCACTTTCAGCACCCCCATTCTGAGTGACAAAAGAATGTCGTTCTTATATTCTTCTATTAATAATTTATAATCGTCTTCAATCAAAGTGTGCCTCTAATAGTATAGTTGTGCAATTCATTCATTCCATTCTCTATCTCATCCGTATATACTTGAACTGCTCTCTCTACTAAACTTTCGCCTAAGTTATAAAATTCTTCTGAAACATCAAAGATTCCTATGTCATAAGTTTCTTTGTTTATCGCCAGATAATATATGTCTTTGTAATCTACATCGAATAACTTACTATAAATGTAGGCTTGACACATATACTTAAACTTCTTTGCACTCCAGTGAAACTCATTCATATCACTGCCTGTCGTCTTTAAATCAACCATACGCCCTGAACCCAAAGCATCAGCTTTACCTCTAAAGGGTTTACCGAACATCATATTCATTGATGGCACTTCTTTGTCAGTACCCTCTAATAGTTCTCTGGCGTGTTTATTATCGTGAATCGCCTGAGCCATATACATAGCCAAGTCGTGCTCTTTGATTGTATAACTCTCCGAGTTCTCGCTAAGTGCTTCTTTAAATGCCTTAGTGTTTCTACTCTGCACATCTACAAAGTTTAGCTTATCAAACTTGTGAGGCTCTAAAACCGCCAAGTGAACGAGCCTCCCCTGCAAAAGCGCAGGGGTGTCGCTCCGTTGTCTTAATGATTTTAAGTAAGCCTTTGGAGAATCCAAAAGTGTCTTTACCGAACTACTGCTAAGAGCGTACTTTCCTAAGTAACCATAATAGAACTCATCACTGTCCATCTCTTTCAGTATCTCATCGTATTGCCAGAACTTTCCATCCAGCGTCATTATTGTATGCTTCATATCCAAGTGTGTGGGTGGAAGTGATTAAATGCACCCCATAGTGCTTTCCTCATCTCTTCCCTCTGTTGTTTATACTCCTCTGAATTCATACGAACTCTCTCTTCTTGAGCTTCGTAGTATTGGCGTTCCATATCCTCATAGAACGCTCTTGTTCTGTCGTCACCAGCTTCTTGCTGTTGTCTCTCAACAAACTTGATGAACTCTTCTCCTGATTTTCCCATTATCGTATATATTTGATTGTGTATTTAATAAACTTCTCTATCCAGTTAAGTGATATCCTTAACGGTGTCTCTACTCCGTGATATATAATAAGGAGT